CAGCGATAGCACCACCGATAGTATTCAACGATTCATCTTGGAAAGCCTCTGGCGGAACATAGTCAATAAGTAATACAATGTCGGCACCATCTTTCGTTTTGCCTAGCTTGTACTGTGTATATCCCTTCTTTGGTTCATTTGAAATATGTAAAAACCTAAATAATGGGTTAACGATATTACAGGAGTTCGTAAGCAAAAAGAACGTTACATCTCGTCTTTTACGCGAGATTGTAATAAGCAATGAAAGAATAGCCCCTACTTCGTCAACCAAATAACCAGGCGGCCTATTATTCTCGCGCAAGTATTCATCCCAAACGATATACTTAACTTTTGGAAACGGTATACCCTTATAATCTTGATAACGAGAAGCAATTAAGAGATAACAAAAAGTGCGCCACTCTGGTTTTTCTTTATCCTTAGGCCGTTTGGCTATCTGGTATTCAGACCCTACCAGCCTAAAGACATAATCTTTAAACTCGTTATCGGTCGCAACGTCTGAAAATACGTACTTTTTAACAGCCTTTAATTCTGGTTCATAACGTCTAATGTAGACACATTCTTCACCATGTTTTATAAAACGTTTAACACAATGTTTAAGCGTGGTATAGGTTTTACCAATAGAACGCGCGCCAGCTACCATTACAATGTTAGCATTGTATGAAAGCGCTTTATTTATGTTCCAATACTTACTCATAAATTAGATATTAACATATCGCCTTATCTGCCAACTGTTCCAGTTGTAATTGCCTGCGCAATAAGCATTTGCATCTTTTCGTAATTTCGGGCCCTGTCCAGACCCATGACCGATACACTGGTTATTGCCTATATACATCTCCACGTGAGTTGTATTAGACCCATAACCAAATATTATGAGGTCTGCCAGCTGCATTTTATCTTCGGGTAAATTTCCACCGCTTCCCGTCGCTATCTGTTTCCCCTGTTCAGCCTGTGCACCTGTCCAGGTGCCAATTTCAAGGCTACATACTTTTTGGTAGCAGTACCAGCAAAACCCGCTGCAGTCGGTATATCCCGACGTTTCAGGAGATAGCCGCCCCGCGCCTTGGCTGTATTGAAACTTACCTAAACAACTTTTTGCAAATTCAACTAGTTGTTGCTGTGCTTTCGTTCCTGTTGCCGATCCGCCGCCTGTGTTGCCTCCTGTAATTGCTTCGCCCGTATTGTTAAGTGCTGGCTTCCACGTTTGAGGGGAGACTGACACACATACAAGCCCGTTTTCTAGGCCATCAGTGCCATATATTGTTAACGTATTATTATATAGCGTGATATGAGATATAACATTCGCTAATTCTTGCGTGCCTGAATTTTCGCCGCCCTCACCCGTGCCAGCGCCGCCATTTTGCCCAAAATCAGGGGGCATGCTTTCGCCGTCCCATTCTTTCAAACGATTGTAAACGGTAGTATAGCGGTTACGATACTGGCCTAATACTCCGTTGTTTAAGCAAACCTGATATATACGCTCAAGCGTAGCGTTTCCACCCGCGGTTGCTACCACGTCACCCGCACGCGCGGGGCTTTGGTGGTACATGCTCATAGCGAAAATTAAGGGCTTGGGATTGTCTTGCGACAATCCCCACCCCTCAAGCGTTGAAATATACCCCTCAAAATCGGTTATCGCCTGGTTTTCTTGTACGATATGCGATTCGGTGGAGGCGAAAGCGTTTGAAACACTTTCGCCCTCGCTCTGGTTTAAATATCGTGCGTTCCAATAGCCGCTATTTTGATCGTTGCTCGAAAGTGAGCTTTTCAAGCTATCAGCCAACATTTCAAAATCGGTCGGGCGCTCTGATTGCATACGGTTCAACAATGCAGCGGCTCTCGTGCCGTACCATTGCATCATGCCAATAGTAATAGGATCGTTGTAATTAACTGATTGCCAATTCCAATTACTTTCAACTTCGCCAATTACATACATGGCATAATAGCATATTGTCCTAGTGTCAGGCATTGTTTACACACTAGTCCAGGCTCAGGTTTAAGTTTTTAACCGTTAGCAACGGCTGCATGAATGTAATGTTAAACGCATTATTTATTGTATATCGCTGATCAGATGCGGGGTATAAGTATAGTTTGCCATCAGTTCCCAGAATTACGCTTTGGGGGCCAAAAAAGGCATATCCGTTATTATTATCCTGGAATGAAATGCCAACACTATTATAGTTAATGGCGGTTGTTGTTGGTATTACCAGGTCGGTAACGCATTGAAAACCATACATACTGCTCCCTGGTATAGCTTGACGAGTGGTATTGCCCGTATGCGTTATTGAGCCCGCTAGTTTAATTAAAGATTTATCGGGATTATAGAATATGTAAAGTTTTTGCCCAGTATTTACCGAAAAATTGGAAAATCGCGTTACTTCTTCAACGCTAAAATCAAAAAGTGAGGATAGGTATTTTTTAGTTTCAGTTAAATCGCTATTAGTGGATTGTAGGCCACTCTGTAACGTGCCAATATTGCTGTTAGCAGTATTAAGACCCGATTGGAACGTTGAAAGGTTACCGTTTGCAGCGCTCATTTGCGATTGCAGCGTGGTAATCTGTGTGCCCTGCGAACCCGTCAGGGTCTGCAAGGCTCTAATTTGTCCCTGCATCTCTGTAATATCTTCCGTTGGCACAAGCCCCGCTACTTTCGCAAGTGCTGCGTCGGTCGCATTCGCTAGTGCGTTATAATCGGTTACCAGGTCAAAAGCGTTAGTTCCTAAAATAGTTGGTATTTTGTAGTTAGTAGTAGCCATTATTAAGCCTCCTTCGCAGTCTTAGTAGTAATGGCGCCGTATTGGTGAAGATCTCCGTAAGTGGTGATCTTTTCATACGAACTTATTGTAGCCTGTAAGTTCTTAAGTGTTGTTTGTATTTGTGAAACAGTTGTTTGCAGCGTTGAAACATTCGTTTGCAGCTGCTCCAATTCAGGTTTTTCGCTCGAACTGATACCGTGCATGGCGGTATCGATAGCAGTCATCATATCGTTAATGTCCTTTACCAAATCAATGGTATCAGTCGCGTTAAGCGTTGGTATTTTGTAGTTAGTAGTAGCCATAGTTAAACTCCTTTATATGTAAGTGCACCGTACTGATCAAGTTCTCCGTAAGTATTTATAACGCTCGGATGTTTTGGTTGCATCTGTTCCCACTCTTTAACGGGGTACGGCTTGCAACGTTGCAATACCTGTTCATAATTTCCATAAGTAACATCAGCAAAAATAACCGCTGCATACATGCATAGTTGGTATTGTGTATAACTTGATAGCGCCGTTTTAACTTGGTCATAAGTATACGTGTTTTCAGTCCCCCACGCGTCCACTTCTTCATAGCTAGCAGCATAGGGACGGGCTGCGTTGAATAACTGCTGGTCAATATAGGGCGCGTATTGATTATTGCCATCACATACAGGGCTTAGCCATTGCGAGATCCCAGCAGTTATTGCCTTAATTTGTTTACTTAAATCTTCATAATTTCCCGTGATTTGATTTTTAAGCACATTATATAGTGCATCGCTGTACTTTTTAGCCTGCTCAAGATTATCAGCAAGTCCAGCATCAAGAATCGACTGTGAAACCGCTTCATCATTGATTTTGAGAAGCGCTTGCAAAAGCCATTGTATCTGATCTTCAAGTCTAATTGCATACTTCCAGCTTGGCGGCAGCGGATACTGGTAGCCCTGGTAAGCAAAATCAAAATCGCCAGGATATTTTAACATGCTCATTTTTTGTGATACCTCCTTTACTAATAAACCTGAATAAAACAAGGTTCCAAAACACCAAAAACGATTTGCAGCGCGTTGTTCACGCCTGATAGCCACTCACTTAAGGCAGTCGATACCATGTTATTCATACCATAATGCGTTGATTCCGTAGTTGCATTGTTGGTATTGGTTCCCGTTGATTGTGTTATGTTGGTCGCGTAATTTTCCCCGCCCTCTTCGTATAGGCGATTTTGTGGCGTGTTAGAAAAAATTTGTTCGCTCTCATTACCTGCATTGTTTATGGTGCTCGATTTGTCGCCCGTTATATAAGACAACCAGCTTTCGTCTTGTGCAGCATTTTCAAGCGCGATAAAAACAGGGTTGATTGCAGGCATGTTTTCGTCCAATGCGCGGTTTAAGAAAAATACAAACTGCGTTGATGTTTGAGCGCTGATTTTTCTATACCGAAAATGATTTATAATTTTTTCATTCAACCATTCTCGTTTGCTCTCGTCCCATATTGGATAATCTTTCATTCCCAAATCATAGCCATAAAGACGTAAAACGCTGTCAAGATCGGGCGTATCGTAATAGTTCTCATAACTTCCCGCTATTAACATTATAGCCACCCTTCATTGCCTGTTAAGGTTGGGTATCGTGCATCCTCGGGCTCTGCCATATGAGGCACCGCCCACGAAACACTAATAGGCTTGTCCAGCTCAAAGGTGCGATTCGCTTCTTCACAAAAACGTTCACGACACATTAAACGAGAACGGCGCAAAAGCATAATCTGCTCATTGTTGCTCATGGCTTCCTTCGTTTGCACTCGCTCGCGCTTTTCGGTGTTCGAATTATCAGCGCCAAAAATAGTCATCGCCAAATCAAGAATTTTCTTCTGATTATTAAAAATATCTTCTGCTATATAGGGCGCTTGCGTCTGCATGACTTCGGGCGTACCCGTTCCTGGCGTGTCGTTTAAGTATAATACCTGGTCGTTACGTTCAAGCTTGGAATATAGCTCTTGGTTAGACTTTAACGCCTGTTCAGACGTGCGGATTATATAGGGCGTGCGTTGTGCGCCCGTGTTTAAGTCGGCTATAGCGTCATACGTTGCCAAACGACGAGCAAAATACTTAATATGCGAATTGAGGGGGGTACGCCTCATATTGTCGAAACCGACCACACAGTCACGGGGTCGATAGGTTATCTCGTCACCGTCTCCCGCGATTCCCCAGGGCTGATTGTGCCTAATCCACGTACGGCCTACAGGACTTACTAGCGTCACTTCGTTGGGATTGTAGTATAAGTTATACGTATCTACAGGCGTGCACTGTGCAAAAAGAAAGCCGCCGCTTTCTTGAAACAACCCGCCCATTCCCCAATTCAAAAAGATGAACTCAAGCGCGCGGGGGTCAATCCCTGCAGGTAAGTTTTCCCATTTAAACGCTGCAAGAGCAATGTTTGATAGATAATCTTCCCAAAACATGAACGCTTGATTATCGTAGTATTCATACTTATTGGAGTACTTTTCGCGGATCCAATTTCGCCCTATAGCCAGATCAGATAACGGAATAGGGTAGTCCAACGGGTATTCCCCAGGTTTTAGTTGTTTAGTCATAAAGCACACCCCCTAACGGTTCGTTGTTTGCAATGTCTATATTACCAATTTTCGTTGCGTCTCTCCAGACCGTAACGCCCTTTTCAAAGATACCGCGAAGAGTTTCTTTGGCTCCTTCATCAGCTCGCGAGCAATTAAGATACACTTCTTTGCATTGCCAATAGGTAAAGTTTTCCATGCAGTTCAAGTTTTCAGGGAGTGCCATGAACTCGTGAATGGCGTAACCGTAGCGCAAGAAGTACTCTCCTACCACATGTTGCATATTGCTGTTGATATTCTTAAAGCGGATCGCAATTTCAAAAATTCCGTTACACAAATTAAAACCGTCACCGCCTTGCTGTCCGATTACGCTTGGTTGTGATAAGGCCATATCTTGCACGGTCGCGTTAATACCAGCGATTGCGTTCTGGTAGTCACCCTGTGCCGCCCACTGCGCAAGATCGGCGTTTTGAGTTGCAAAGCCCGATTGTAGCGCCTGGTTATTATTAAACTGCTCGTTTGCTGCCCAATAGTCAACTCCTGCGCCAACTAAACCCATGACCGCACCGCCAACATTGCCTCCCGTGAGATTGCCCACGGTGCCCAGCGCTGCGTTAGCTATTCTGCTTGCGTTTTGAACATCCATATTAGCTTGATTATTGGCCAATTGTTGTTGAACCTGGCTATAGGTTAGTTGGGTCTGTGCGTTTGATTTATTAAGTGTCCAACCCGCGCCGCTATATTGCCAGTTGCGCGTGTTAACCGTCGTAGCCTGATAAAGTATGTAATTGTCGTTAACGATACTAAAAGTAGGTAAGTTGTTAAACCATAGTGCATTGTCTATATAGTTTTCGGGACGATAGGTGCCCTCTCGTCTAGGTTCGGTATCGTCAAAAACGAAATAATAGTAATCTTCGCCGTCTGGCAAGTTTCCGTTAACTCCGACATCGCTACCATAATAAGGCACATAAAACGCAAGGCGCATATATGGAGGAGCGGCGCAAGCCACTTGCCGCAAGGCTAGCGCGTTTTCGTTGGTTAATTCGGGCTTTAACAGCAACGGGCTACCCGTGAAATTGGTAAGCTCAATAACTGAATACGGATAACATAACAGCTTTTTTAAGTTTCTATAACGATTACTTATAGATTGCCCTAGCCTATTAGCTAGTGATTGTTTATCGCTCCAAAACTCCCCCTCGTCGGGCGTAGTGCCTAGAAATCTTGCGTTTACCCCGTTTAATTGCACGTCTGGCCCATCGGTTAGAAATGCCTTAGGAAAGAGCGTAACCGACAAAATGGTACGGGCTACCCAGGGAGCCTCGCGCAATCTCTCACACAATATCTTGTAATCATCTGGCCTTAACTCATAAACGTTGCACGAGGAAATAATACCATCGGTAAATTGTCCATCCGACGTTCTAAAAGATGGATTAGTAACGGTGCCCCAATCAGCCGCAAGATCGCCCGTCGATTGAACAATCAGCGAAAGGCCGTTTCTATCCTCCGCCTCTTCTGATCGATTAACGGATAAATTGAGTACTTGTACATCAGTTATATTGTATTCGTTGCCGATATCGAGCGATTCAGGCACGGAGCAATAACGCCGCCATGTGTATGGTGCATTGTTGTTTGAAACGTTACAACTTGCTTGTATAGCCGCGTGCCCTCGTACTACAAATGCTTGGCTAATACGAAAGTTAAAAAGATATGTTTGAAAAACATCCAATTGTAACGTGATAGCGGTAGTAGACGGGTTGACCATAGCAACCGACGTAATAAAGTAATACAGCTTAGGCGGCGTTAGCTCACCTGGCACGGGCTGCTCTGGATTTTCCACTACACAATAGTTATAAGTATAAGCCGCGCTATAGGGCAAGCCTAAATTAATAGGTTCATTCGGCTTCAAATAAGAGTAATTATCAAGTGTTAGCGAATCATTTTTTAATGACGCGAAATAGTTATCCCTCGTTTCACGGTCTGCAAAAGACACCACATCTTTATATGAAGAATCCCATGTCACGCGGCAAAGCGTGACATGGGATTTTGCAGGCCATGACGAGGGCGTAAATGCAGTTTTCATTTTACCCCCTTAAAATTTTTAACCCGCTGAATAGCCTACTTTGTTTAATTTAAGATTAGCAAGCTTAGTATTATTAGCTGCTGCATAAGCTGTAATGTTAAGAGTTTTATAGGTGCTATTGCGTGACACATGAAGTACATTCTGAGCATCAACATAAGTACCAGTATCAGGGCTAATAACGTTAGGCGTTGGTTCATTGGTATCAGTAGGAGCGGTCGCGCTCAAATCGGTGATTAAATAAAATACCGCTTCGTCGGTAGAATCATCGCTATAGGTTACCTTTGGCGTAAGTTCAATTTCGGCGCCTGGTTCAAGGACAGCATTATTGGCTACCGTATTAGTAAGTGCAAGAGTTACACTAGTAACGGTCTTAGCGGTAACGTTGCCTAGTTTATCCTCTTCGGTAGATGAGAACAAAAGCATGTTACGCATATCAGAAAGCGCATACGTACCCCAATGGTGCAGATAGCTAATCCAGTCACGCGTGCGTGGGTTATAAATAGTATCGTTTGCTACCAGGTTATCAGCACAAAGATATGCGCTTGCATCAATGAGCACCGCTTGAGCTCCTGTAATATCAAAATCATCTACTACAATGGTTCGATCAGCGATGAAGTTCGCGCGATCCATATGGAAGGCCGCGGCTAATACCTCGACATCAAAGTAGGCGAAGAACCCAGGGGTGCCAAGAATTACCAACTCGTCACTAGACACAGGCATATGCTTTGGGTTGTATTGCGTCTTGATGAAGTCGCGCATCATCAAGTAATGCTCACGCATCGCGACTGCAATTTCCTTGCCTGCTGCTTCCTTATCTTCGGCAGTTGCAATATCGGGAACTTTAACGGTCGGCATGGTCCAAGCATCATGTGCGCCCTTGATCAGATTACGCATAATCAAGTATTCATCCCACTGATCAGACTTTAACGGCATCGCCAGAATATCGTTGATCATGGAAGATAGGCCGCCATCGTTTACGAAAGCCTGGCGCAACTGGTCGCGATTGTAGCGCATCGGGTAAACGTCTTGGCGGTTCATCGTGTAGTAATTTACTTCAATATCGGGCTTCGGTGCTCCAAATGGATTAGTGTTGTTAGGGTCGTAGCGCTCTGCCTGAATTAGTCCACCCTGAATCTCCTGAATCATGCCGCCGAACTGCTGCTCTCCACGCTTTAGCGGTGCAAGCGAATTACGGTATGAGTTAGTTTGAAATACGGTAAGGCCGATGCGGTTTACGAGCAAGTCGCAAAACTCATTCATAATTGGACTATAAGCATCCAACGTTTCAAAAATGCTCGCAATATTTCCGCGCGTTGCCGCGGGTATTCGTTCCTGATAACTCGCCGATGCTTCACTACGTACGAGGTTAAGCACTTCGGCGTTGCTTAGTGTTAGTGTTGCTGGCATTAGTCCTCCTTCAATAGATTTTCTTTAACCTTATCTTCAATAGTCATTTCCTCTTCTTCGGGCGCTTCGTCTTCTTCCTCTGATTTACCCGTTTCAGCCATAATTAGTTCGTAATTCTTGGCTTTAAGATCGGTATTTTCGCGACGCAAGTCCTCAATTTCTTGGTTGCGCTGTTCAATCAATGCTACCTGGCCATCGTTATATGATGTAAAAGCATCATTGATATTGGATAAATACGCGGGATAATCTTCAATTTCATCGGTGATACCCGCCAACAGCTCGAAAATATCCACTTTTTACCTCCTAAAATAAAAGGGCTATCGGTATTAATTATATACCAATAGCCCGTATATTTACAGATAGACCATACCGTCAAAGCGATGAGCCAGGGACAAGGGACTATATCACCAATAACCGTAAGGCTTAGTCGCATGGTGATACTTTACATAATACTTATAAACGGTGGCACTATCTGTATAAGTGATTTTATCATTCTACGCGTTATCGTTCAACCAACGCTGCCATGCGCTAGCTGTGTTTTGCCCTAGTATTCCGTCAACGCTAACACCTAGAAACTTTTGCATTGCCTTAACTGTTTTCACGCCCATGAAGCCGTCGTCTTTTACGCCGAATAATCGCTGCATAGCTCCTACGAGGTTTGAACCGTTACCACCGTTATAGTTGATTGCTCGCGAATCGATGCGCGGGTAATAGCGCTTCTGTTTTGGGTCTTGATTAGACATTACCCCGTCCACAGGAGTTCCAAAATAGCGTTGTGCCTTTTTATTGGTGTTTACACCTATCCAACCATCAATAGTCAGATCATCGGGATCCCAATAAACAGTCGCAGAAGTTGACGACCCGTTATTAGCAATCTCGTTAAACGGGAAATTGTCACCTGGGCAATCAGTAGCGCATACATCTTTGTGACGTTGAACCGTGCTAATTCCGTACTTGCTTTTGAGGTATGAAACGAGTTCAGCGCCTGCGTTTTTCTGTGTATCGCCCATGCTCTCGCTCATAAAATCGCCCTCAAAACAAATGCCCAAAGAATCGGAATTAGAACCAGACGCGTGAGCACCTACTTTGTTTTCAGGACGCAAGCGGTATATAATGCCGTCTTTTCGCACGAGGAAATGATAACCAGCGCCAGACCACCCATTATTTAAGTGCCATTGATGAATTTGTTCGGCGGTGCAGCTCTTAGCCGCCGCATGATGCAAGATAATACGTGTAGTGCGTGAGCGGTTACTCATAGCCTTAAAAGACAAATTAGTTTCGATAATGTTTACACTCATTATTTAGCCCTCCATTATTATCGTTAGTATTTTCACCGAAAAGCGACAAAAATTTACTTGTTTTCAATTCTGGGTTTATTTCGCCTAAATTTTCTAAAATGCTTACTATTTCGGTGCACGAAATATAAACGGCTACAGCCATATATACCGCCCCGAAAACATCAGGCAAGCCCAATATAGGCATAGACCATTCGCACAGCCAGCCCAAAATCAAAGCGAGAATAAAACTAAGCTTGTGCATTAGCCCCTCGCGCATTTTGGTGCTTGATAATTCAGACTTGATAACAGCTTTAATAATCCCGGAAACAAAATCAAGAATTATAAAGAGCATCACAATTAAAGCCGCGTATAATTCAACTTGCATATTTACCCCCTTATAGTAAACGGCCGTTCTTCCAGTATAACACCGCCCTTTACCAGCTTAGGCACCAACTTATAACAATCTTTCGTTAAGTATTTTTTATTGAAGCAATTCATATCTTTAATAAGTTTTAGATCGTTAGTAAATCCGATTTTAAAATCGTCAAAACTCATTACGTTCTTCAAACCTTGTGGCATACCCGCGCAGGTATAATTATATTCTCCGTTTTCTAATTGCACGGCATACGTTTTAGGCCTGATAAATCGGCACTTTTTAAAACGGTACTCGCTATCAAAATACCCTAATTTTTTAGGATCTGTTTCTAGCCATTCGGGAACATCACCGAACGCCTTGATGCTATCAGTATCGCTATAGATATAGTTATCGCCAAACTTTACCGCCGTTCTAATAAGGTAGTCTCGTGCATAAGCGGTAACAAATGAAGCAATAGGGATATAAACGGGGTCACGTTCATCACCCTCTACCAGTTCATAATGAACAATATCATCATCCCTTAATACAGGTATCTTCATACTTCCCTCTATCTTTTGGCCAAATTTCCCATAAAGCGAATTATTCCGCAACTTCGCTTGAAAACGTTCACCAGGGTTTGTTGCGTGCGTCTTATTGTAATTATTAATGTCTATGTAATCGTCAAATAAACCGTATTGGCTATTAAATTTATATGCCCCTAAAAAATCAATTATGTTTAAGTCGTACATATCTCGCATTAATTGCAAGTCTATACTTGTGAACCATCCTATCAATGACTCTTTAATGTTCCTCTGATACTCGCGGGGGTTAAACTTAGGATTATCTTTAATCTGTATGCAAGGCAAGCCCCCAGGCTTTAACTTTGCAGTGTATTCAATACATGCAATATAGAGCCCGTCTAATTCTTTTTCATCCATGATAAATTCTGGCACTCCATAGGGGTAAGACTTATAGCGCATCTGGTAGGGATACATGCTATTAACATCAAGCGACACGCCGTCTTTAATGTAAGACTTGTTTTGGTGTATCGGATTAACATATACGTATCCGCCCTTATAAGATTTTCTAATATCATGATCGGCGCGTTTTGGTAGCCTAGGGAATAATTTGTCGAATTTCTTGCTATCTACTAAATCTTTATAGGCTGCCAAACAGTCGGCAGATGTCGTCAGTTTAGTTCCCATTTTTAGCCGCTGCTCTAAAACTTGAGCCAATATGCACACGTCGCGCCGTAAATAGTCCAATTCTTGCAGTGTCAATTCATGCCCCGCTGGTCGATATATACTATAGTCTATTTCGCCTTTTGTCATATTGAGATGGTAGGTGTTGGCGGCTTCCGCTAGGGACATAGTTACTTTTTTAAGACTATCAGCAAAAACTATTTCTTTGTCCATCGCTCGAAACTTGATTGAGTAAAACCGTCCCATATCATCAATGAGCGTCGTTAGTTGCATATTGTCGTTTATCTGGTCGACGTGCTTAAAATCGTGTCTGAGCAGATAGTCAATTATAAATTTTCCGTCAAACGCCAAATTGTGAAACCAGATACGCGCATTATTGAAATTCAAGATGGTATCTATAAAACTCTCGATTGATACGCCGTAAATAAAACTATTGTTATCGCCTACCAGGCAAACCCCCCAAGCCCAAACAGGGTTTTTAGCGACTCCCTCTTCAGTTGTATTTGTTTCAAAATCGGCTGCATATTCTACATAATCCATAGCTATATATTCTTGACAATATTCAGCATAGACCAGACAACGTCATAATTATCGCCTTTGGTCTCCTCGGCAACTCCAGAACGCCCCTCGTCATAGTCTCGCTGGTAGCGATAAACGGCGGTCAATGCGTCAAAATCGGTATAGTGGTAAAGATAATATATTTGGTCGTCGTTCAAGTTATCGAGTATATTGGCTAATTCCTCGGTTAGATAGCCCTCATCGCTTAAACGTTTGGTAACCGATTCAATATAGCCCCTGTTCTGTTTCGTTAGGACATCATCGGTCTTAGGGGCATTTTTAACAGAACGGTTGTAAGCTTTAATAGCATTTTCTAACTGTTCTAATGATTTGAACGGCGTAATGCGTGGCTCTACCTGTGCAACTAAATTCTCTGCTCCGCCGCGCCCAAAATCTTCTCGGCTTATCTTTTCTGGTAAATTCTTTGTAATAGATTCTATCGCTGCTATCACATCATCAGGCTTATTTAATTCCACATTTTCACGTATGCGCTCAAGCCTTGCGCGGCGCTCGGCTCTAATTATATTTCGTTCTGCTTCTGCAATTCGATACTCAAAGACTTTTTCATAAGGCAAGGCTATATTACTGTTTCGTTGCAATACATAATTTAATGAGTTGCCTTGAGTCTCAATTCGGTTTTCACGAGAATTAAATTCTCTTAGCTGTCGTGCGTAGGCGTTTTGCTCGCGAGCGCTCATGGTCTGTACTTTATCCCATGATTTAACAGGCACAGCCATTAGATTTAACTGTGCGTTTGTAATTCCTTTTTTACGTAGGCGGTAAAGCTTGTTACGCGCGTTTTTCTGCAATCGTGATAATTCTTTTTTGGTAATAGTCATACCTGCACCGCCCTTAAGATATAAATTAAGCCCCTCCCCGTTTAGGGGTAGGGGCTACCAATAACTAAAATTTATAGAACCTATTACATATCCAAATACCGATAGGATCGACCGTTACGAGTAGAACGGGTTTTAGTTACTACTTTAATAGGATGTTCCCAGGTCTTAGGCATACCATACGAGTTAATAAGTGCCTTTACCGATTCATATACACCTAATGATGCGGAAAAATAGCATTCCCCCTCCTGATCAATAAGGATAACGGCGGGATTGTCTGTTTTTTCTCCCTCTTCGTCACCGCTGATAAAAGAAGAGGTAGTGAATGCGATGTCTACAATGTCAATATAGGTGCCGTCCATGTCCGACAGCGGCGCGGCGGTGTTCTGCGCCTTAAACAGTCGGCGCTTGTCCTCGTCGGTTTCAACGTCGAAAGAGGTCACAATGCCGTAAGCATTTACGCCTGTTTTAATTGCTTCATCAAAAGAAAGAGCTTCGTTAGTTTCACGAATAAGTGCGAGTGATTCAGCCATTGTTAGTTCTCCTTTAAGATAGAATGTTTAATAAAATCATCTTCCGACATTTCGAAAATTTTGTCGGTCTTGATAATCCCTTTAAGGGTTGCGAAGTCGTTGCCTGTTTCACGTCGAACCATTTTCAAAAGGCGCATATCTGAAATAGGTTTTCCCATGTAAGTATACACGCCTAAATCTTTTTCGCCGTCGGTGATGGTGGCCTTTACTTCAATGAATTTTTTGCGAATCATTTTAATTCACCCCCTTGCCCTGTGTCTTTATTCATAAAGCGTCTAGCCGCTTTACAACACTCTTTATATATGGTGTCTGTATCGTAGCCTA